AATCTTGCCTTAAACTGCTTAACAAGAGACCTACGGCTTTCGGCATCAACTGCGACCCAATCCATAATGCAAAGTTGCTTGGACTCCTCCTGATCCCTTGGGACTGGGGTTCCGAAGGAATAGAGGCTTGATATTGAGCCTGTATAAGGCTGCGGAAGCGGATACGCCACACCGCACCCCTTGACGGCATCCTTATCCTTGACCACGAAAAGGTAGTCGAAGGCGAAAGCCCAGGTCAGGTAAGTGTCGTCATTCTGGACAGCAAGACCGAAGGCTTCCCGGCGACCCTTCTTGCGGTTCGCCTTGATGAACGCCTTCAGTTCCGTGAGCAGCATCAGGCAGTCTTGTACTTGTAGATGCGGAATTTGCTGATCGTGCCGTAACCCTGGTGACTCTGGCCTGTATAGTCTGCGGCTTCAGGATTGATAATTACACCGGCAGGAGTGTTGAACACTCGTAGGACGAATGTGCCAGAGTGGGTGTTGGATGTGTTGAGATAAACACGATCAAAATACGACCTAACATCCTGCGTACCAGCAAGCGACACAAGCACCCCGTTCTTGGATTGGTATGTGGTGGTATCTGCGCTGTTCGTAAGTCGATAATGGATTCGTCCAGCATTACCCATAATCTCAACATTGAACTCAACAATCCAGATTTCACCTGAAGGCTTAGTATAGGAAAAAGATGTAAAGGCAGAGTACAACTGAGAGTTGTTTGTCGCCGTGAACTTAGGAATGTTCTCCTCATCGACTTCATACAGCACATACGCCGTGCTTCCGTTGACCTGAAGTACGCCCGTGAAGTTGGCAGTACCATTGCTCGTAAAGCCGTTGTCAACGATCACATTCCCGACGAAGGTGCTGGCTCCGTTAGCCGTGATCGTGCTGCTTGTTACAACAGGGCCGGAAAGGGTCGTATCGCCCGTGACTGTGAGGTCGTCCGTAACATTGATGTCGTCAGCCTCAAGCGTTCCGGCTACATCGACCTTCTGGCTTGCGGCAGGCGTAAGCACCAGGTCGGTGGCAGTCGGACTGCCAATGGCAGATGTGGTGATGGCAAGGCCGCTTCCAAGAATGTCGGATGCATTGACCTTTCGGAGTGCCGTGACGGACAGGTCATACACGAAGAACTGGTCTCCAGTCGCAAGCGTGTTAGCAGTCATAGACGACTGATCGGTGATGAGGCCGGGGAGCGCCACGGCTCCGTTGATGTGATTATTGAGATTGGCGGCGGTAACCTGGTCGCCAGTCACATAATTGATGGGTGATTGGAATTGAGCCATTATTGTGTTGTTTGAGTGTTATGTCCCGGCATAACGGCCTCAATCGTAACCGACCTGACTGAAGGACGCTTGCTGGTTGTTAGAAATTTGACCTGTGCGTAGTACGCAGTCTTGCGTGTAGGGACTCTGAGAATGAAATCCTCGTCTCCATTGGCAGCCTTTGTTATCAGGTTTGTCGTCACATCAGGGTTAGATGTTATGAACTGAACATTGATTGCTCCAGATGAAGGGATGTAAACATCTGTCTGGATTGACGAGAAACGCTTCTCCCTGTTGGTGTCGAATGAGTATGCCCTCGTAACCAGTTCCCCCTGGATGTCGATAGGGTCGAAAGATGTAGTTCCCGTGATCGGAGAAGACGGCAGGTAGAACGGGAGTATAGGAAGTCCTGCAACTGTGCCGTACTCGTCATAATCCAGTTCCTCCATCAAATACACGCCCAAGTCTTTATCCACGGCGAACAGGCGACGGCGGCTGCCCTTCTTGGCTACGGCGAAGTTAAGGATGTCAACACCGGCAGGATACGAGTCCACGGACTCCCAAGCCTTGTTGATGAAGTTGTAGACAAGGATGGCGTTGTTTGTCGTGGACGAGTCAAGGGGTACGGCCAGGTAGTACCTATTCTCCCAGTACACAGCCACGGCCTTGCTGACATAGTTGTAATTGATACGCTCAATCACATCTGAAATCGGCGCAGACAGAGGCTCTGACAGGGTAAGCAGACGCATCCCTTCAGGCGTATTGCCCTGACCAGCGGAAGCCCCTGCCGGGTTCAGGAAATACACGCCGTTGTCAGACAGGAACAGAATGCCTCCCCCGGCCTGGACAACAGAGTCCTTGGCTATGCAGCCGATGTCCGTGGCTAGGGATTTGACATAGGAGTCGTTCATTTGGGCTGGATCGCCTGATGCAACAGCCCCTGCTCCTACGGAGGCGTAAAATACGCTGTTACGCATAAACACCACGAACTCATTGAGAGTCCAGGGTGAGAGGGCTACGAGCCTGTCATTGCCCCCGTCATTGATGCTGAACATATCCAGGGACGACCAGTTGTTGTCCTCAAGGTAATGGCTGACCTGGAAGGTATTGCTGTCGGTCTGGACGATGTGCCTATTGCCGTAGTAGATGGCGTGACGGCTGTTGGGGTAATTGTGGTGTGCGCTCCCGCCCGGTGCTAGTATGTTTCCAGCACCATACGATCCATTCCAGCGCAGTACAGTCTTGCTGAACCCACGGAGGATGTACACATAACCCGAAGCCTGAGCCTGATAGACATCGACCTCATCAGAAGAAGTTATTGTCTCGCCGATAGGGAAGCCCACCTTGATGGACAAGGCATCCGTGTCAGGGGTGTAAGTGTAAAGGCCGTCAGATACGACCAGTACAATCATCTCAACCCCCGCAGCCGTGGTGTACGAACAGGAGCCGTAGATCGTTACTCCGCTGATTACGGTGAGCCGTTCAGCGCCCTTACGAAGGTTTGCCACCCCCCTGTCGAACCTGAAATTGACAGACTTCGATACGAAGTTCTTGCCCAGGTTGACAGGGTTGTCCCGTGAGTTCAGTCCGATGAACCCCTGATCGCCATCGACTGCGTACTCACGGACAGGCATTACTTGTTGATCAGGTCAACGATGTCCTTGGCCTTGGAGACCTTGGACGAGTTGGCGTTCTTGATCCCGGCGTAGAAGCCGCCAGCGAAGCCAAGGGTGAGAGAGATGATGATAGTGATGAGCATAGATTAAGGATTAGGTGTAATAGCCGCCAGAGCCATTCCAGTAGTAGTCGTAAGTTCCATCATTGTAGATGAACTCTCCATACGGCTTATACCAAGTTGTGTAATAATCGTAAGCAGGACTGAATGAAGGGTCTTTTATTGTGTATCTGTCTCCTGTGTTTTGACTGTCAAAATAGGCTCCGCTTGTACTAGGAACTTCAACAGACCCTGTAGAGCCAGTTATGTTTTCCAAAAGAACTGTTCCATCTGGGTATCTTGTTGCCTTTGTGACAGGATAGTTGTATCCACCAGCACCATCCCAAGTGTATCCTTCGTAATCTCCTGTGTTAACCCAGTTTCCGCTACCTGTAGGAACTTCCATTGTCCCATAAACATCAAGGGAAGAAAGGTTCGTATCATCTCCATTACCATACTGTGCGGTTTTAATGACAGGATAATTGTATCCTCCAGAGCCATCCCAAGTATATCCGACTACTTCTCCGTTATGATAAAAGTTTCCGCTTCCAGTAGGAACTTCAACCATCGTACTAACATCAAGAACATCAATGTTCGTTGTATCTCCATTTGAATACCAAGTGATAGTTCCATAATAAGTGTTATAATAACTTCCAGAACCATCGTGCCTCCACGCTTGGTCTGGCGTGGTTCCAGCATCGTAATAGTTTCCACTTCCACTTGGAACTTCTACTGGAACTCCTCCAACTGCCCCAATCTGAATATAAAATATCTCTCCAAGAGACTTAAACGCAACATTAGTAGCCGTAGTCCAGTCATAGACGATGCCACCAGAGCCATCGTGTTCCCTGTCAACATCGCAGACCTGATTAGGCACTTGAGATGAGTCCACAGGGTTCGTAAGATACGCTCCACCCTCTGCGATGGGATACTCGACCCCATACTGGGTGTCGTAGTATGTCCCGGCAGGGGGGTATGACGCAGCACCAGGAGGCTTGAAAATGCTGAAAGCACCGGGCGGCCTTGAACCGACCCCGATGCTCTTGTCTCCAGCGAACTGGATCCTGATCGCCATCAGGCGACTGCGTAGGCGATGTGGACGGGCGTGGCAGCCGTGTCAGACTTCAGACGGACTTCCCCGTTGTAGCCCTCGATGCTGAAGGTAGCGCCAGCGGCCAAGTTGAAGCCCTCGGAGCCGGAGCCATTAAGGATGACCTCGACCACGGCGCTTGCGTGTTGGTTCTGGATCAGCAGATGGATGCGGCGACCAGGCTGGGTAAGTGCCGCAAGAGCCTGGGCTGCGGAAGTACCCACAGTCACATCACTATGCGTGAAACTGCGGGTGAAGAAGTTATTGATGGGATACGACATAAATTAGTAGGTGCGGTTCATATTGATTCCCTTCACCTGTTGCTGCTGACGCAGAATGATGTCAACCGTGTCAGCCATAATACGCTCCGCTTCTGCTTCAGCGACCTGGGCGGCCTCGACCTGAAGTTCGGAACGAAGCCAGTCGGCATATGCTCCACGGGCAGCATAACTGGCGAATAGATAAGGGATGGTTACGATCTGCCACTTGGCCGGGTGGGTGTGTGGAGACTGTCCGGCTGTGGTGTAATCGAGGCAGTTATAAAAGTTTCCATAGTGCGGCTTGCCAGACTGGGGCGTATAGACCCCAAGGTTTGAGCCGCTGTCGAAATAAACTTGAGCGCCGGGAGAATATGCCACCGTTGCGTCATACAGGTCTCCAACTAGTTCCGGCCTCTTGGTGCGGTACTCTGCATAGACTGTTCCTGGGTCTGAACCGAAAACAAGGTATCCAGTAGTCCCGTTGTCATATAGACGGAAAGAAATGCCACTTGCCCTGGTGCTGACAAGCGGGTCTCTGTCGAAGCAGTTCAGGATTTCTCCTGCGTCTGCCGGTATGGCTCCAGTCACAAGGCCGTTATTCGCCGTGATGACCAATTGCGCCACCCTGGTCGTGTCCGGCCACTCCTGAGACTCCCAGATCATCCGAATACGCTCGGAGATGAAGTCACGGAACTGGGCGAAGGTCTCAGATGTGATGTTATGCCTGTCCTGCCCTGACAATTGCAGGGCGTTGAAAAGGATTGGGGAAAAGTGAGTAGTCCTCATTTTACGAGGTAGCCGTCTGCCGTGAGAACTGCTCCGTTCACGACAGTACGCTTGATGCGGTTGTTCACCGCCACTTCCGGATTGTCACGAAGGTATTCTTTGACGAATTGCTCGTCATTCCAACATTCGTAACCAAGTCTCTGCCCCCAGTAGTGAATGGCAGAAAGAGGGATGCGAGCCACCATCTCGCCGACTCCCTCGATGCTCTTGGCGGGGTTGCTGTGATTGAACGCAGCAAACTGTTTCGCCTGGTGGTAAGAGGCCGCTTCCTGCATCCTCCAGCCGTTGAGGAGTTCCCTCTCCACCTCCTTGCGGAGATGGGAGGGAATCACATCAGCGAACGACTGGATGATGTCCGACATTACCTCGATTAGGAGGCGAAGTCGAACTTTCCGAAGGCCAGCGGGTTGTAGATGCAGAGACCGGCAACGGCCTCGATCAGACGGGCAGGGCCGCCGCCGTTGTCCTGAAGTTCGGACACCTGGGCGACATTGCCGCCATAGCGCACTTCAACCATATCGAAGGGAACGATATAGCCGGAGAAGTTGTTCTTCAGGAACAGGCTGGGGTGCAGACGAATCTGGCCGAAGTCGCCCTGGAACACATCCACCGACGAGAGGTAGACGGACTCGGAGGACTCACGGTTCAGGGTGCGGACGGCAGAGACCGTGTCAGAACCGCCGGTGGACGGCGTGGTGAACACCAGGTTCGTGAACGCCCGCTTGAGGGTCGGGCCGACGATGGCGTCGTAGTTCTTGTACTGGCCGGTCTGGTTGTAGATGCCGGTCAGGATGTCCTGAACGACGGTTTCCGTGAGGGCGGCTGTGCCAACCGTGGAAATCTGGGCGGCGCTGGGGCAGAAGGCCGAAGCGGCGGCAGGGAGGTCGACGGTGTCGATGGAGGCAGCCTGAACGATCCACTTGTCCAGACCACGGGTACGATAGCCAACGGTTCCGTTGTCCACCTGGGCAGCCTGATTGCTGCACATAGCGACTTCCATATCACGCTTGAGCATCGTGATGGCCTTGGAGACATTGTTGGCGAGTTCGTCACGGACTCCGGCGATGTTGGCGACATCCTGGGTCAGTTTGGACACCCGGACAGCCTTGCGGAAGATCTGGATGCGGTTCGACAGTTCGACACGGTACTGAGTGCCGCCGTCGTTGACGAAGTTGGAAACGCCGGTGGAGAGGTCAACATCCGTGCCGTCCACGACGGGGGTCGGGGCAGCGGCGGCAGGAAGGCGGTCAGCCTGCCAGCGGAACAGGGTGTTGCCGGGTTGAGCGCCCTTCTTAGCCATCGAGGTGAAGGGGGTGTCCTTCGCATCGACGATGGCGATGAGGTTGGCGAGGTCTTCACGCTTACCAGCGTTGACGATATTCTTTTCGAGTAGGGAGGCCATAGTAGGATTGGATTAGATGAGACCTTTGGATAGCAGAACTTTTGCTAGATCTTCTGCGGAGGTCGTCTTGGAGAACGACTGCACAGCCTTTTTCGCCCTAGTCTCGTTAGGGTTACTCTTTGCTGGTGCGGCGGTGGGACGAATGGGCTGGACAGGTGCTTTCTTGGGTGTGGCCTGGACGGCCTTGCTTGCGGCAGCCTCCCTGGTCATAAATCCTCGGATGTAGTCTCCTACGAATAGGAGGTAGTCCGGGTGATTCCTGAACTGCGGGAAGTTGCGTAGAACCTGTTGCGCCAACTGGTATTCCTTGGTTTCGGGCTTTGACCACCACGGATATTCCTTTTCGGCAAGGGGCTTGATATGCTCGAAAGCCTGAATCTTGTTCATCTGCTTGGGCAGATGGATTTCGATGGCTTTGGTCGCATTGACCAGCATCCGCTTGACATCATCCGGGCCGTAATAGGTGTCCCCCAGGTTAAAACCATCGGGGTTTTCCATACACTTGTACCTTAGATACCGGGCTTGCTCGATCTCCTTATCCACGGCTTCTTTCGTGTTGAGCGATGAGAATGGATTTTCGTCATTTGTGACTACTGGGTTAGCCTCTTCGCTTGAAAGACTGGCATCGGCGACCTGCTTTTTCAGAGCATCCAACTCGCTGCGGAGATTCTGGATCTCCTCTTCGGCTTGCTTTCGCTTTGCCGTCAGTTTGTCGATACGCTTCTGAACGCCCTTGGGAAGATTTCCTTCTTCCGTTTCGTCTTGCGCTTCCTGTGAAAGAACTTCGCTTTCTTCGCCATCCTCGGCCTGGGGGACTTGTTCTTCGGCTTGGGTATCCTGCGCTGGATCCTCTTCACCGGCTTCGTCCTTGACCTCCGTTTGGGCTTCTCCCTCGTTCTCGGCCTGGGGATTTACCGTCTGCTCAGTTTCGTCGCTGAACAGGGTGTTGCGGAGGATTTCCGCAAGGGTTTCTTCATTAAGCCCCGACGAGGGCGTGTTGGACTGTACCTCGGAGTTGTTTTCTGCCGTTCCGATATCGGCTTCATTATTTTCCATAGCAGGGAATAACGCTCCCAGGGGCGTATACGGAAATACCCCCTGTATTTACATAAGTCAAAGGGTTGGAACCCCCTATGTAAGTTTTGGCAACTTCTGCCCTAACTCATCCACCAAACTTGCCGGTCTTGGCTTGCTGCTGGACATCAATCAGGGCTTCCCTGAAATCCTTGAGAGCCTCTGCTCTTCCACAGGCGTGAATCCGCTTTTCTCCTTCGGTGGAATAGGAAATGGCCCTGTCCACCTCTGATTCGATATTGATCTGAAGGTAGGCCAGAACGGCATCGAACACCGGGTTGGAGTCAAATGCCAGGTTTTGGATATGCTCCTCGATACGCTTAGTCACGGTGGTTCTTGCAACGGCAACGGCGATGGCACTTGCGCTTATCTCCGTGAACCTTGGATGTCATAAGACCGCCCTTCTTGCGGTACTTGCTGTCTTTGTAGGTCTTTCCCATAATCACATTCCTCCCTGTTGAGACATCTTGTCGGACACGGGCGTAACGCCGAACCGTCCGATGGTCTTGTTCTGCTGCTGCTGGACGCTCATTTGGAGGTTCTTCACATAGTTCTGGAAGAGAGCCTGGAACTGTTCATCAGACTGTGCGGCCTGAGAAACCTTCGGATTCTTCTGAACGATGTCCTGCACGAACTGGAGTTTCATCTGCGCTGCCGGGTCATTCTCCACATACTGCGGTTCCATACCGGCCATCATCTTGGCGATGTCCGTCTGAACATCACCATACATACGCTGGCTAGCAGAAGCCTGATCGAGAACGATGTCCTTGGCTGCTTCAGGGCTGATGGCCTCCACGAATCTCGCTGTCAACTTGTTGCGATCAATGACTCCACCGGCATCCATAGGAATGACGAATGACGAGATGGCCTTCAACTTCTCAAGGACATAGTCGGTGTCGAGTTCACGGATGTTGTAGGACACGCTGAAGTCATAAGACTCTGACAATTCCTGCGGCTGAAGCACGATAGGCACTCCGCACACACGCTCGATTTCAGCGCCATCAAGGTATTGCAGGGCAAGGCAGACCATCTGCTTGTACACGGATGACCAGGCCGTGAGCCAGTTGTTGACAAGGAACTGCTGAGTGGACTGAGTCTTGATCTGCGGAACCGACGGGTGATAAAGCCCGAAGTATTCGGCATTCGTGGCCTCGACCCTGTCAACCAGGTTGAAAGCAAGCGCCGGGTTGCCAGTCGGAGGAGTAAGGAATGTGTAATCGTCAGGAGTCGTAACGGGAAGCAGACCTCCCGGTTGAATCAGGTTCTGAGTGCCAAGACGCTTTTTGACCTTAAGCGGGGGGAAGATTTCGATAGCCGTGCGGTCACGGATTGCGTCACGCTGTGCCTTGACCTCCAACTGATCGGTGTATGCCAGTTCAGGAACGCCCCTGGATTCGACGATTGAACGGCGAAGGAACTCACGGCGCAGTTCCACGAATGGGTACATCCCGTGGGCGTAGTCCAGGAGTTCGTGCTTGGCGTAGAGTTCCTCGTCAACATTCGGGCAGAACACCGTGTAATATACGGCAGGGATTCCTTCCGGCCCGATCTGGCGGCTGTAAGCGTAGACGATTTCGATGAGGTTGTCTGCCCTTTCAAGCGTGTTTCCGATGTTAGTAGTGGCAGGAACAAGATTGGGGTCTGCGTACCAAGCGGACTTGCCGCCGGTCTCAGCGGCCTGTTCCACGAACTGCTCGCTCCATCCGTCGGTCTGAACCATCTCACGGAGTTCAACTTCCGTCATAAATGTGCGACGGAAGATGATGCGAGCGTCCTGTAGGTCGAGCGTCTCAGGCGGGAAGCAGATTTCGTCAAACGGCTTCAGGGCTGCCACGGCTGGCACAGACCTGACGGGGAATTGCTCGTTATAGATCGCAATGCCAGAAGAAAGGAGGTTCTCACAGATGTACCTGGCTTCCTTGTTGGAGCAGGAGAAAATAGTCTCCGCATAGGCGACGGCAAGGTCGCTTGCGCCGGTTGATGTGAGCGTGGTGACGAAATTCTGGGCAAGTTCGTCGCCATTAGAGCCACGGGCGGCGATTTCTGCCATAACGGCGTTGTTCTGACGGATTCCAAGTTTGCGTTCCCATCCGATATGGACGGCAGACCAACCGAACTGCTGCGTGTACTGCGCCCAAAGTTGGGCCTCACGGAGCAGTTCCGGCCCCATCTTGTTCTTGATCAGCCAATTTGCCAGGGTCTGGATTGCGGATGCCCGTTCAGCGTCATTTACATCCGTTCCGCTGATTCGGAGGCGACCAAGTTGCCAGGACGACACCAGCAGGACGACCAGTTCATTGATGGTCTTGTCAACCAGACGGCAACGGACATCGGAAGCCCCCTCAAACGGGAAGATGGTCTCGCCTTCTGGAAGATTGGCTTGGTGCTTCTTCCCGTCGTCAGACTGGCCCTCCCACCGGGCGAAACGGATGTCGTCGTTGCTGTTCAGCCGTGCGACATTGCCGCCGTTGTATAGGGAACGCTGAAGTTCATCGTTGAGGTATCCGATGTCAGGCGTATCCGTGTGATAGGCGATTTTATCCCTCTTGCTGTTGGGGGCTGGCATTTTGGAAATTTTGTGTGGAGTTTGTTTCTATATATTGCAAAAGGGATGACTTATGGAAGCGATGTTGGCCTCCAATCGTGGTGTAACACCGAACTTGACCCGTTTTACGCAGTTTGTCCAATTCACGGACATCTATGCCGGTTAGTTGTTCTGCCATAGACCTGGAAAGCAGCATAGGGTATTCGTCAGGGTTTCTCATCAGTAAGAACCTCCCCTGGTGGATTTGAACGAGTCCTCGTCAATTTCTTCTGGTTGCATCACGATCAGATAGCGCAAACAGTCGATGGGGTCTTTGGAAGCGCCCTTTTCTCCATCAGCCCCAGTCCACTCCCGCAGAGAGTAAATGAGGTTTTCACAGTTCTTGGAAACATAGAGTTTAGGCTCATTGATTGGCGAAAGCGGCTGCCCAGGGTCGTGTGCTAGAGCGTCATTGATTAAGGCGACTCCTTCCTCGATGCGTACACCGGCGGCAGGGGTGAAATACATAGGTTCAGGGTCAGTCTCAAGCAACTCGATCAGGGAAGTGCCTCCCTCCTTACCGGCTGCCTGTGTAGCGCCAGCACGGGGGTCAATATACCGTTCTTCGATTTCTTCATCCCCTTCGAGGCCACGAATAAGTTCTTTATACTCATTTATGCCCCTGCCGCCGCCTGCCCTTTGAGCAGGCCCGGATTTTCCGTCCAATTTTGAGTCAGGGAGCGCCCATTCGCCATAAGTAGCGTCAGGCCACTCACGATAGACATACCACCTGGTCTTTTCTCCGCTTCCGACTGCCCGGAGCCACAACATAAACCAATTTCTGGCTCCAGCGGGGTCGATAACCATATAATTCGTGCCTTCTTCTGGAATTTTGTCCTGTTCGATCTCGTTGAGGTCTCCAAATCTCGGAAATTGCGCCCCAGCAAGTCCGTCTGCCCATCCATAAGCACGAATCTTCTTCTCGTAGGTCGTTTTGCCTTCCAAAGTCCTGCAAAGTTCGTCGAAAGGGTTGTAAGGGTTGAATTGAGAGTGAAACCAGACGACTCCTGCGTCTTTGCCACGGCTTTTCGCCCTGTATGGCATATGACCGGCTGGGCAGGAGGGTGCGTGGACTGACTTCTGGTCAAGGACTACGGCCTGTTTGGTCTCCAGAACCTTGCATCCGCTGATGTACTCCTTGACGACATTGGTGTAGCCTGAGACAGGCGTGAATGTCACGATCAGTTTGCCCCTTCTCGTCACGATTCGGTAGCGCAGGGTCTCAATCCAGTCCAGGGGGACTAGTTCGTCGCACCAGATGATGTCGCACTCGCCGCCCTCGATGACACGCTTCTCCTGGGCGTAATTCATAAAGTGGCATTGGCTGCCGTTAGGGAAGATGAATGTCCCGTCTGAGAATCCGTTCTTCTGGGTGTATTGGATGTTTGTCACCCGGCCCTTCTTGAGCGACTTGAATTCAGGCGGCAGATACTTCCAGATCACATTCTGCTGCATCTGGATGCTCGACTGGCTGGTCGTGTGCAGACACCACACCCTGGCGTTGGGAATGTTCACCATCGCCGAAACCACACGCTTGGCAGCCCACTCGGTCTTTCCGGCACGGTTGCCTCCAAGTACGCATATCTCCTGATGCCTGGAAAGCAGTTCGTCAGCGTCCTTCCAATGGAACGGCTCATAGCCGTGCCGGTACGGGTCTGTCTTTTCCGCAAGTATCTTCTCCTCACGGATGCGGAGTATGTCCGCAAGTTTCTCAGCCCCGTGCTTCTGGGCGAGAGCCTTCAAATCCTCCGTCGATGGAAGACGGAGTACTGGATGGGGCGTTAGTTTCAACGCTTCTTGCGAGCCGACTTCCGCTTGACGGAGTAGGCGATTGCAAGCGCCTGTTTCCGGGGCTTGCCGGAACGCAGTTCGGCCTTGAGGTTGTACTCAAACGCCTTCTTGGATGACGATTTCTTCAGGGGCATAGTGATGTCAATCTTCTCAGGGAAGCCGAACAGGCCCACCAGCAGTTGCTTGATCTTTTCCAGGATTTTTTCCATAAGTCAGCGAATCTTCGGCTCCTGCTTGGATGTCAGGGTTCCGTCAGGATTGAGGATGAATGCGTTGGGATCGTAAGGAGGAGCGTGATAGAACACATCCTTCTCGGTAGCCATACGGAGACCCTTCTTCTCCATAATCTTCAGTCGGTTGTCAGGGTTGCTGTCCTTCGGGGCCAAGGCACGATGGACGCTTTCGAAAGTCTCGTAGTCCAGGTTGTGCTTCTTGCCGTGAGTCTCCTGGCGGCGCTTGAAGTAGGTGGCCGCTATGATGGCAGAGTTTTCCGGCTTGGCAGCGAGTTTCGGGTCTTTCGTAAGAGGGATGCCTGTGAGACGCTCCATCTCCACATAATTCGCCTTGCCGGTCAGTTGAACGAGACCCCTTCCGACATCGTAACCTCCTGGGTCTCCCTTGAATCCCGGCTTCCAGTCTCCCTGGACGGCATCGGCCCGTCCGTCGCTCTCTGCGTAAAGGTGCGTGATGATGTTCTTGATCTGGTTGCGGTTGTAACCCTTCTTAAACAGTTCACCGATAAGCGGGCCGGCCCACTCATACGCTCCGTCCTCCTCTATTTCCCGTTCAGCCATATCACCAGGCTTTGCAAGACCAATAACGAGGAGTAGTCCTGTCAGTAGCGGTAGAGCAATTGTGCCTCGCACGGAATGACTTCCTCCTGGAAGGGATGTTCTTCTTGATCGTCATATTCGGGTCTCCGAACCTCACGATCTTCACCTTGTTCCCGTCCTTCACATAGACGGCTGACTTCTTCGGGCCGCCCGGAGTGCGGAACGGCCTGTTCAGCGTGACCTTCTTCCCTTTGTAAATCGCCATCCTTGGATGTTTCCAGCAAGTTATCACAAGTCAAGCAAGCGGAGCCACGGGCCGGACTTGAACCGGCAACCCCCCGTTTACAAAACGGGCGCACCACCATTGTGCTACCGTGGCGTACCCCAGCAGGGAATCGAACCCCGACCAGGAGAACCAAAACCTCCTGTGCTGCCATTACACCACCGGGGCTTGTCACGCATCAAACTGCTTCGCATCACCCGGCCCGTCAGACAACGCCATAAGGGCCACCTTGATGCAACTAGCCAACACACCCTCGAAATGCTCATTAACCTCCCCCTCACCGAAGGTGACGATCTTATATTTGTTCTCATCAGTCAACGCAACAATTATGCCCTCAGAACAGTACCGCTTGAACTTGCCGACGCTCTCAACCAAGGCCGCCTCCATCTGCTCGTCCAGGTGACTGGCGAACTTCGGCTTCTTTACCTTCGGCTTCCGGGGCTTCCTCGGCTTGCGCCGCTTCTTGGATTCATCCTCTCCCATCACCACTTCCCCCCGAACCTGGGATGCTTCGCAGCCACCCACCTACCGGCATCCCTCCTCAAAGGAACCCGCATCCCAACCACGAAATTCCTGCTGTCCCTCACCAACACAGTCACAGCCTCCTTCCCACTTTCCAACTCCAAATCACACCCTATCAGCCGGGGATTCCTGAACTTCCCAGTAACCACCCCGAAATGCTCCTTCGGAGGCTTCGCATCCACCAACGCCTCCAGATCGCCTTCAGCCAAACCCATCTCAACCTTAATCCAATCCACACCCTCCTTCGTCCAAACCTTCGCCCACAATTTCTTGGCCTTCTTGCTCGGCAAAGCATACCAATGCCTCCCCTCCAACGCCTTCTTCCTCAATGCAGCCAACTCAACACGCCTCAACCCCAACAACCTCACAAGATCAGGCTCCCGGTACACAATAGATGCTTCCATAAACCCAACCAAAACACATTCCAGGTACAAAGCAATAAAGGTAGGACTTCGTCCACCACTTAACCATCTCTTCACTCCGTTACGAGATTAACCCTTTCCCCCTCTGGGGGACAAAAGGGGGGAAGGGGGAGATTCATAAGAGGGGGTTCCATAACCCCCTGTCAAGTGAACCAATCCATCCCAGGTCATTCATTAGCATCACTTATCC